CCACGATCTCATCTACATAGCGTGTTGCCGCTAGTTGGATCTGTCTTTCTACGATACTTTGTATTGGTGCGTTCTTTTCAGGACGATCCCAGCTGGCGTTGTTCTGTAATCCAGCGATTAGATAATCACAGTGATTTTTAGCTTCACTTAGCATGGCGACGTGACCTGCGTGCAACATATCAAATTGACTTGCGGTGAAACCTATACGCAGTCCCTGTGATTTTAATTCCTGTACTTTATTGAAGATCATTCAGCTGGTTCGAGCTTTATTTGAAGCGGGAATCCATTGTTGCGGGCCAACTGTGTTACTTCTACGCCTTTTTGTTCAGCCATCTCATAAGGAAGTATCGCTGCCGTACCGCTACCTTCTTCATGAATCTTCATGGTGACTTCTTGGGCAGATTCCGGTGTGTGATTGAAAATGGTTACCAAGGTTTCTATCACGAACTCCATAGTAGTCACGCTGTCGTTGATATAGATCACGCGATATAAGGGAGGTTCTCTCAAATCAAAATTAGGAGTAGGTTTTACTCTTGTAACTGCTTTGGTACCCATAAGTTCCTTTTCGAATGTCATTGTTATTATTAATATAGCAGGGCAGTATCGCTACTGCCCACACTATTAATTATACTACTTCTGAAAGGTAATTGCAATCTTTTTTGGCTTAGCAGACTCTGGAATGATGTGTTCCAATGTAACTGTCAAGATACCATTCTTGACTTGTGCGCCTCGAACTTCTACATTATCTGCAAGAGCAAATGTGCGTTCAAAGTCACGACCTGCGATACCTTGATGCAGATACTGCGCTTCTACCTTGTTTTCTTTATTGACAGCACCAGAGACAACTAGTTCGTTGTTAACGATCTCAACATCCAACTCACTTTCATCAAAGCCTGCGACCGCTACTTCGATCTTCCAGATAGTTTCGCTTTCTTTAATGATGTTATAAGGTGGATAGTTGCTGGCATTTAATGTACCAGCTGTTCTGCTGAGCTCATCAAACATGCGGTCAAATCCCACTGCAAATCTTTGGATACTTGGAATATCCAAGCTGTTAATATATACTTGTTTCATAGCTTATTCTCCTTTATATTAAGCAAAAATAAATGAAAGACCCTTATTCGGCATCCTTCTTAACTTCAGTGAACTCAGCATCTACTACGTCGCTGGGTTTTTCTGAATTTGTTTCAGCACCTGATTGAACTTCTGCTTCAGGTGTTGGTTGTTTTAATGCCGCACTAGCTTGGATCAACTTGCCAACTGCTTCTTGTATTTTAGCAACATCCTCAGCTTTGACTGCTTCTTCAACGGCCTTAACAGCATCTTCAACTTGTGTACGAATTTCTTCTGTTACAGATTTAGATTCTGTTAGTTCTTTACGAGCATCATGAATATGTGCATCAGCCACGTTCTTTGCTTCAACTACTTCACGAGCTTTTTTATCTGATTCAGCATTGGCTTCTGCATCTTGAACCATTTTCTCAATTTCTTCCTCACTCAACCCACTGTTAGCTTTGATAGTGATCTTGTTTTCTTTACCTGTGGCTTTATCTTTAGCACTCACTTTTAAGATACCATTAGCATCAATGTCGAGGGTGATCTCAATCTGTGGTTGGCCACGACGTTGTGGTTCAATACCTTCTAGGTTAAACTGCCCAAGCGTTTTGTTATCACGCACAAACTCACGTTCACCTTGGGCGATGATCACTGTCACAGCAGGTTGATTATCATCTGCTGTTGAGAATACCTGGCTAGCCTTGGTAGGGATAGTTGTGTTCTTCTTGATAAGTTTAGTCATCACACCACCTAGTGTTTCGATACCTAGGCTTAATGGAGTAACGTCTAGCAATAGAACGTCGGTCTTATCACCAGCTAAAACAGCACCTTGGATAGCCGCACCTACAGCAACAGCTTCGTCTGGGTTCACATCTTTACGTGGTGCTTTACCGAACAGTTTCTCAACTTCTTCTTGTACCTTAGGCATACGTGTTTGACCACCAACCAAGATAACATCGTCGATAGCACCAACATCAATGCCTGCATCTTTGATAGCAGTCTTACATGGAGCAATACTACGTTGGATTAGTTCGTCGACCAGACTTTCAAACTTAGCACGAGTGATTTTAACATCTAAGTGTTTTGGACCACTGGCATCGGCAGTAATGTAAGGTAAACTTACTGTTGTTTGAGTTGAACTCGATAGCTCAATCTTAGCTTTTTCAGCTGCATCTTTCAAGCGTTGTAATGCTAGAATGTCTTTGCTTAGATCAACTCCCGACTCTTTCATAAACTCATCGATGATGTAATCCATTAGGCGTTGGTCAAAGTCTTCACCGCCAAGGAATGTGTCACCATTGGTAGCTAATACTTCAAATTGTTTTTCACCGTCTACGTTGATAATGTCGATGATTGAGACGTCAAATGTACCACCACCTAGATCGTATACAGCAATCTTTTTATCTTTCTTATCAGCTTTGTCCATGCCAAACGCCAAGGCTGCTGCAGTTGGTTCATTGATGATACGTAGAACTTCCAAGCCTGCGATAGTGCCGGCATCTTTAGTTGCTTGACGTTGGCTGTCGTTGAAGTAAGCTGGTACTGTGATAACTGCCTGTGTTACTTCATAACCTAGATAATCTTCAGCAGTCTTTTTCATCTTGCGAAGGACTTCGGCTGAAATTTGTGGAGGTGCTAGTTTTTCTTCTTTAATTTTAACCCATGCATCACCATTGTCATTTTTGATGATTTCATAGGGCATTAGGTTGATGTCTTTCTGTACTTCTTTCTCATCAAACTTACGTCCAATAAGACGCTTGCTAGCGTAGATTGTATTCTTTGGATTTGTGACTGCCTGTCTTTTTGCTGGCGCGCCAACTAGAATCTCATCGCCATAGGCAACGACGCTAGGTGTAGTACGACCACCTTCATTGTTTTCAATTACTTTGGGTTTGTTGTTTTCTAGGATAGCCACACATGAGTTTGTGGTTCCTAAGTCGATACCGATGATCTTAGACATATAGTTTCTCCTTTAATTAAGCAAGATCTAAATATAGAGCCCCTAAGGCACTCTATACAATTATTTATTTCTATTACAGTTTATTATATACTAATATAACTTCTTGGGCAACTGTTGGCTTTGTAATTTCTTTTTCCAACGGTTTTTGGCTGCAGCTGCTTTGCGTTTGCGTTCTGTGGTGGGTTTTTCATAGCACTCACGAGCACGCATATCTAATAATAGTCCACTGTCCTGTATCTTTTTCTTAAACTTACGCATAGCCTGTTCTACGTTTTCGTTGCGAACGTAAACAGTACTGCCTTTTAATGAATTTTCAAATGCCATTAACACCTTTCCTTGATTATATTAGTATATTATTTATGACATTATACACTGATTTCAGCGTTTTTGTCAACCAATTTGGTGAAGTAACCGTAAGGTGTCTGATACTCTGATCCAACTCCATATCTGATATTAGTATCTGTGGGTGTGATAGTAACTTGGCTAGATTGATCTATAAGGATTGCATCACAGGTCTGGCTAACATGATTTAACCATTCTAGATCATGACTTTTACCGTCATATAAATAGACATCAAAATCCCTATCACAGGCCTGGAGGAATTCTGTTAGGACTATGAAATCCGCTGGTTTGATGTCTACGATTAGGACTGTATGGCGCTGTTTTTCTACTGTGCTGGGATAGGTGATATATCTAGTGTTTTGATTGTGCATTTAAATACTCCTTGATTTGTTCGCTTTCACTGTCGGTGAGCAGATCAATGTCATATTCACCTGTGTCAATTTTTTCTATTAGATGTTGTATATATGCGCGATCGTAGGCAAAACTATCAGTCTTGGTTTTATCCACTTCTATCCATTTCTTTTCATTCCATTTGAACAGCTTGCTGGGCAACATATCTACACGCAGGAACATATCACCTTTGAGTGGGCTGATGGGAAACGTATCACCAAAGCCAGCGTTCACTGGCATGGCATTTTCAGCCCCGATGCTGAAGTCTGGTATGACTACTTGATTTGGCACTTCGTCGATGACCACTGCCTTGGGTGTTGGATTGATCGGAGCTTCATCAGTCGCGGGTGCTTGGAATCCTCTCAATGGTGGCGGATCAGCATGTAGAATATCAGCTGGTGGTATAGGTTGTGGTGCAGGTGGTTCGATGAATCGTTCTACTATGACTTCTTTGATTATCTCTACTGGAACTTCTCGGATAACTTCTCTGATAACTTCAACGGGGCGTTCTACTATGACTTCTTTGATGACTTCCTGTATTACGATTTTTTCTTTAGGGGGTCTTTGATCCAGCTCACTAACTTTTTTTTTAGGTTTTCAGCTGTAGCTTTAACTGCCTCTAGTTCGCGTTGGAGTGTAGCATTTTTGGCTTCTGCTTCATCTATCAATCGTTGTGCCTGTGTTTCTTCACCTTCCAATACTGGAATATTTAATGATTTAAGAAACTCGGCCGCATCCATTCCATCTAAATTTTGTGGAACTCCTGATTGTTCTTTTACCTTGTCTAACTGTTCATCAGTCAATGGTTCAATATCGTGCCAGGGATCTTCTGTAGTCGGAATCCATTGTTGTTTCCAACCTTTACGTTTGTCTTCTCTATGCCAAGTAAATGTCTGATCAGCGGCCAAGATTAAAACTAATGCCAATGGATCAAATACCAAGACGATCAGGATGATCACCCATCTGACTGCCTTTTCTAATAGATTAGCATCTGGATTGTCACCATAGATAAGTGCGGCTATATATTTGATTGGACCAACTTCTGCTTCTACTTTACGTGCTTGGCTGGCGATAGGTGCTCGCTGTTCTTGTAGTGCTGAAATCTTTTTCTGTGCGGAGGAAATTTCGTTTTGGAGATTGGTTCTCTCTTTGGATTGTGCTCTACGGATTTGGACTGCACGTTCTGCTCCTCGATCATCTGTGGTACGACTTAGTTTCTCATCAACCTGTGCGTCCATTTGCTTAAGAGCTCGACGGGCGGCTTCGATATTATCACGTTCAGTCTTGATCTTGTCATCAAATATCTGCACTTGACTGCTGATGTCACCTGCCGGCACTGCTTGGTCCAAATGTGCTTTGCTCAAAAATCCAAATATCCCCATTGATGTAATTAGCATCAATATACCAATTGCTGGAACTAGATATAGTTTGAATTGGACTGCGACACGATCCCAATACTTGTGTAGCCAAACTGTGGTGATAACTTTACCAAGTTCAAGCACACTGCCCATGATAACGATAGGCCAAAATGCCGCGGCGAATATAGCAGTCAGGCCCGCGATACTGTAGAAAGCGGCTGTTAAGGATATTGTTAATGCGACTGCTAGTAATAGGTAACCAAAGATCATAGTTATATATTTATTGGGATATACTAGTTATAGTAGCAAGATATAATGGAAAGAGCAAGAGGAATTAGGCAATTTGATTAACATAAACTATAACCCCAGGTGTTCTTGGTCTGGTTGGATTAGTTTGTGCGGCAAAAGTGGTGATAGCGATACCTGTGTCATCAGAACTCCACATTATCTGGACGGTGTCACCAGCGTTAAGGCTAGTAACTATAGGGGTGACCGCGATCAATTTACCCACGGCACCACCAGGATTACTATTCCTACTATGTATAGTGAATTCGCTGTTGCTGTCTGGTAGGTCTATGTTGTTAATCCTGAGCCAGACGTATATGTCATGATTGGCATTATCTGTATTGGTGAATTGTATGCTGTATTGTATATCATATACCCCAGTGACGGAGACTACGATGTTGCCACTGGATAACGAAACACCACTACTGATTGTGGTATTACCGATCGGTGTTTTGTGTGCTGCTGCTATATTGGATATTGTTTGTGTGGTAACATCATAGAAGGCCCCGTAGTCACCTCCTATAAAAGTATTACCTGCTGGTCCAACATTTCCCTGCGGGCCAATATTTCCCTGAATACCTTGTGGTCCAATATTTCCCTGCGGGCCAATATTTCCCTGAATACCTTGTGGTCCAACGACGTTGCCTGCCCAGACAGCTGAACTATTGCTGAATGTGATTAATAGATTACCGCCGATCACTGTGGCATTTGAAATGCTGACACCATTTGCTCCGGTGGCTCCTACATTGCCGTTCGCTCCGCCGCATAATGGTAATCCACCTGCTGTGATGCCATCACTTAATCGCAGGCAACCTAAGGTGGGATTGTAGAATATCTGACCAATTTCGCCTACCCATACATTAGAATTATAGGGAGTCTTGCTGGTCCATATGGTTCTTGTGGTATCGTTTATATCAGACCGGATAGACATAGGTGCTACCTACCTTATCCTTCAAAGGGTTCGTCTTCTTCTGCTGTGGTCACTATGACAGTGTTGTCGGAAACACTACTGTCATTATAGATATTATCTATGCCCTGTGATTTCTTAAGGATTTCAATTTTTTGTTGCAAGGGTGGAACCATGACATCTTGTTCTGGGTGTGCGTCAGACATATCGTCATCTTCGATAACTGCTAGGGCATCAGCTAGCTTACGTAAAAATTCTGCCGCTTTCATATTAGTCAGCTGTTCTTGAAAAGTCTACACTGCCAATTTCTGTTATGCTTACCACTGCCAATGTACCAGCTGCGGTTATGAAAGTAATCCTTGGGTTAGTCACACTGGTTACAACGTTGCCTAATGCTGTCCATTGACTAGTGTATGTGCCGTCACCTACTATGATATCACGTATGGTATTTGCTGGAATTAATACGCAATTACCGGTGTTATAAGCTACAGGAGTAGTGCCGACCGCATAATAACAGGCTGCGTTACTGACTACCTTGACTTTGGT